CAGTCCCGTAGAGCGGGACCTGATTGAGATCCCAGCACACCAGATCGATGAGGCCAACGAGACCAACTACATTGCCTCGCTTTCAGATAAACACGCTCGCTACTACGTCTACAAGGGGGCCAACGTCCGGGTCCTGCCAGCGCCTGCAGAGAGCCAGACGTACGAAATGAACTACTACGCAAAAATCCCGGCTCTGTCTGCTTCCAACACGACCAACTGGCTTCTGGCGGCTCATCCAGATGCCTATCTCTACAATGCGATGGTCGCAGCAACTCCCTTCTTAGGGGAGGACGAGAGGCTCCCAGTCTGGGGTCAGCTGGCAAATGAGGCAATTGGACAGATCCAGGCTGCAGATGATCGCAGACGTGCCAAAGGAAGCAGGCACAGCCTGAGCTTCCGTCCAGTGGGGAATACGCTTACGAATCGGCTCAGAGTATAATGACACAGCTTCTCAGATACGGGACCAAACGCTACGGGGTTGGGCCTTATGTGCGATCAGTTATTTTTGAGCAGGCTCCCAATGTAGTTGGGGATTGGACAAAGCAGATTGACAGCATCGCAGAGAGTTGGGCAACACAAACCGACTTAACTGCAGAATCCTGGGCAACACAAACCGACTTAACTGCAGAGAGTTGGATCACGCAGGTTGAGAGCCCGGCAGAATCTTGGACGATTTTTAAACAGGTTTAGATGCCAACAACGACAAATTACAGCATCACACTCCCAACGGTAGGAGGAGACAAAAACACTTGGGGGTCCGTGCTGAATGATGCTTTCCAGAGTTTGGAGACCGAGGTTTACAACGTAGATACAACCTTGGGCGCTGCGGATGACAGTGCCACGCCTTCCCTTGCATACAACCTTGCCCAAGCATCCACGAATGCCAGCACCGCACTGTCTGTCGCTAACAAACAACTCAACACGGCACTGACCACTTTGACCAGTCGAGTCTCAACGTTGGAAACCACGGTTGGTGCAGTTGGCACTGCTGGGTCCGTTGCGGATGACGCACGGAATGCCAAGACTGATGCCGCAGCAGCAAAAACAGCAGCGGATGCTGCCTACAACGCAGTGAACCCGTAAAATGCCACAGTCTTCCTCTCCTTATACTGACCTGATCCTGCCCACTCTCAAGCAGGACAATTCAACCTACGGCACGATCATCAATACCTATTTCCAGGCGTTGGAAACTAAATTAAAGGGAATTAGTGATCGGGTGAATGCAGCAGGAGTTGGAGACAGTTCCACATTGGCGCAGATCAACTCAGACATTGAGGACATTCTCCCAGACCCGTACTCTGGGGATTACAGCACCGTGTCGACTTGGCCTGCCTACAACACCGAACTGACTGCATTGGGTCTATCTCCCCCCCAGACAGCAAGCGAAATCCTGGCATTCTTCAACGGTTCCGACATCACAACTTTTGTTAATTTCCTCGATGGAAAACTGGATGCCATTGATACAATCCTGACCGTTGCAGAGTCAGACCTAGAAACGGCCCAACTGACGACTTGCCACGTTGATAAGATTTTGGATGCAGTCAATCCAACTACCACAACTTACGGGACGATCACACTGACTGCTGTCCAGTATGTCACGGATACGAGTGATAGTTGTTATTCCTCCCTTGCTAGCATCACGGGCATTAGCACATCGTATCAGCGATATACCTTTACTGGGACTATCCCTGGAGGGTTCACAGGAAAATTCGTATATGGAAATCCTAGTCGTTTCTCAACTCCAGGGACCTATTACGGGATCACTGGGAGTGGGATTAGCAACACAGCATATGCTTTCTGTACCGAACAAGGGAAGTTAAGTACTCAGGAAAATTTACCAATGAATCAAACACTTACCTGGGTGACTTTCACAAGATACGCCTACCCGTCTGCCTGCACGGTTTCAGAACTCTCACCCCCGTACTTTAGTTGATTTATGGCAACGTCAACGACGAATTATAGTTTTACTCTGCCAGAAGTTGGTGGAGACACGGATCAGTGGGGGAACCAATTGAATGCCAACTGGACCCTTGCAGATTCTACCCTCAAGACAATTGAAGACTCAGTTGGAGACGATGTCAGCTTAACGGGCAACAGCTATCTGACCATCTCTGGACAAGCGATCACGGTTGGGAATGTAGATCTCACAACAGACGTGACAGGGACTCTACCCGTTGGATCTGGGGGAACTGGACTGGCGAGTTTGGGTAGTGCAAATCAGGTACTGGGGGTCAACTCTGGTGGGACCGCTCTTGAATACAAAACACTCAGCACTGGAGGAACAGTTACCAGTGTTGCCGTTACTGGATCAGATGGAATTGAGGTAGATAGTGGATCTCCCATCGCTAGCAGTGGGACGATTACTCTGGGGATCAACTCAACGAGTCTCTCTACTCATTTGGGGTTGGGATCTTTAGCGACTCAGTCCACGATTACGGAATCGCAGATCAGCGATCTTGGTTCGTACATCACAGCATCCAGCACCGACACCCTCACAAACAAATCTGGCAACATCAGCCAGTGGACCAATGATTCTGGATACCTCACTGCGGAAAGTAATAATCTGAGCACGGTTTCTGGAACCCTTGGAACAGCAAATGGTGGGACCGGACTAACAGCAATTGGGACTGCAAACCAGGTCCTGGCAGTCAATAGTGGTGCGACTGCACTGGAGTTTCAGACGATCTCCATTACTGAGTCCCAGATTTCGGATCTGCAGTCCTACCTGACTGCAGAGGTCAACGATTTGAGTGCCGCAGTGACTTGGGCAAACGTCCCAAACGCAAACATCACCCAATCCTCCGTGACGCAGCACCAAGCTGCTCTATCAATTACTGAATCCCAGATTTCTGACCTTGGCAACTATCAAACCTCTGATGCTGGGTTGACGAGCATCGCAGGACTCACGACTGCTGCAGATAAAATGCTCTACACGACTGCAGCGGACACTTACGCAGTGTCAACGCTCACGGCTGCTGGAAGAGCATTGTTGGATGATGCTGATGCGGCAGCACAGAGAACAACATTAGGTCTGGGGTCTCTCGCTACGCAGTCCACAATCACAGAGTCGCAGATCAGCGATCTCCAGAGTTACCTAACGGCAGAGACAAACGATCTTGGGACAGCAGTCACAGGAACCCTTGGGATAGGAAACGGTGGAACCGGATTAACGGCAATCGGCACTGCAGGACAAGTGCTAAAGGTCAACAGTGGTGCGACTGCGCTGGAATTTGCAGATGAGTCGGGAGGTGCTGGCTCTGGGAGCAGTTACATTGAACACAGTTCAACGGTTTCGGATTCGCTAGCGATTAGTGCTGGCACTAATAGAATGTATATCGGAAATACAACATTCTCAGGCAGCGGAACGATGGCAGGTTATTTAGTGATCAGTCACGGTTTTGCAAATTTTACTGGTGCGTCTGCACTCAATGTAACAGGGATTCTTAACGTAGTGAGTTAAATATGGCAGGAGAGATACAAGTAAATTCAGTCACTGCTCTTACCGAGAGTGGTAGCAATATCGTATTGAATAACGTTGACACGGCAACTAACCGGACCAATCTTGGCCTGGGTTCAATGGCTACTCAAAATGCAAATTCGGTTGCTTTGACAGGTGGTAGCATCACAGGCACAACGATTGTCCCAACTAGTCCGTTTTCCTTCAGAAATCGGATTATCAATGGCAATTTAAGCAATCCAATTAACCAACGAGGTGCTGCGTCAATAACTGCCTCAACAGGGTATACTTACGACAGGTGGTACTACGATGGGACAAGTCTTTATCAAGGCATTGAAGATAAGAATGTAAATGATGGGACATATGTGATTAGTTGGCAAGGGTCTGGGTTTAATGCTTATTGGAAACTATCGACTGATACGACAGCTAATAATGGCCCTGACTCTACGGGTGGCTTTAGTTCTGCCTTATCATCTGGAGATACCTTTACGGTATCTGGAAGCGGAACAGGTAACCATTTGTGGATTAAGTTTAGTTTAGATACTGCTGTAGATTTTTCGACTTTAGATAAAGTAATGGTGGAAGAAGGCACAGTAGCAACCCCATTCGAGCATCGGCCCTATGGGACAGAGTTAGCGTTGTGTCAGAGGCATTACGCAACATCAATTCCTCAAGGATACACTATATTAAATTTTCCAACAGGAGCAGATGGTGCTCATATGATTGCTGTTGGGACGAATGATTTGTTTGGTTATATTCCATTTCCTGTAGAAATGAGAGCAAGACCAACAACCTATATTTATTCATCACTCAATAGAACTGCTGGTTCAATCAGGAGAGTAACCGATGGTAGTGATATTGCTGTTTCTAGTTATCAGCCAGGGACAAGCAATAATAAGAGTTTAGTTTATTTTAATGGTGTTAGTGGTGTCTCTGCCAATCAACAGTTTACCTTCCACTATGTAGCAATTTCTGAATTATGATAAATTATAAAATCATTATTGACCCAATTTCAAAAGAAAGCACAGCAATAAAAAGGCTGAATGATAAGGCATGTATCCCATTCGACCCAGCAAACACCGACTACCAAGAATATCTTGCTTGGTTAGCAGAAGGGAACGAACCACTACCCCCCGATGAACCAGAAACACCGTAACTAAGGCCGAGCATATGCCAGCAGAACCAAAACGAGTAAAACGATGGATATAGAATTGATTAAAGAGTTATCGAACCTGGGTGGCCTATTCATCGCTCTAATTGGTGCTGGTTGGTATGTACGGTACATTTCAGATCAACATCGAGAAGAACGAAAAATTCTTTATGACAAGGACTCAGTAAACGATGAAGCGTTACGCCAGTTGATGTCCAGTTCTCATAATCAGTTAATTCAGATAATGACAGGAGTAAATACAACACTAAAAGAGATGACGGTAGCGATTTCGGAACTTAAGCAGACAATAGAACACGGGGAAAGACGTTGACCGAGTACGTTGAGAGCTCTCCAAGATTTTCCAAGCAGGAGCTCCAGTGCAAGCACACTGGAATCTGCAAGATGTCCAAGCTGTTCCTGGATCGCCTGGAGGCTCTCCGAGAGGAGTACGGCAAACCGATTCGGATCAG